TGGTGTAGGGTTATGGACTTATATAAAGAAAAATATAGTTAGTATTAATTAACTAAATTTAGAACCGTTCTAAATAACATTCAAATAAACTTTTTTTAAATTATAACACAAATAAATAAGTAACTTTACTAAACACTAAAACAAAACAAATTTATGAATTATTTAGAATTTTTAGAAAACAAAAAGCACTCAATAGGTGATTTTGGTTTTAAAGCTAACTACATTCCTGATATGGCTTTTGATTTCCAAAAAGCAATTATTGAGAAAGCAGTTAGCAAGGGTAGGATGGCTATTTTTGCAGATACTGGATTAGGTAAGACTTTAATGCAGGTAGCTATAGCACAAAACATAGTTAACCACACTAACGGAAAAGTATTAATATTAACTCCTTTAGCTGTTGCTTTTCAATTTATTTTAGAAGCTGAAAAGTTAGGTATTACAGATATAGAATATTCTAAAGATGGTAACTACTCTAAAAGTATTGTAATATGTAATTATGAAAGATTACACTATTTTAATAAAGAAGACTTTCAAGGTGTTATATTAGATGAATCAAGTATATTAAAAAACTTTGATGGTAAAATTAAAAATCAAGTTACAAGCTTTGTTAAAAAGATTCCTTATAGATTTCTTTCAACTGCTACACCTTCTCCAAATGATTTTATAGAATTAGGTACATCTTCAGAAGCTTTAGGTTATATGGGCTATATGGATATGTTAGGAACATTTTTCAAGAATAATCAAAATGATACAGGAGGAAGAAATAACATAGGTAATAAGTTTTATTTAAAACCTCATGCTGAAAAAGATTTTTTTGCATGGGTTAATCAATGGGCTTTAATGGTTAAAATGCCTAGTGATTTAGGTTTTGAAGATACTAAATATGAATTACCTGAATTAATAACTAATAATCATACAGTAAAAAATCAATCTTTAATAGATGTAAACTCTCAAATACAAATGTTTACACCTATTGCTAGAACAATGACTGAGGTTAGGCATGAGCAAAAAGAAACAGAGAAAATAAGATGTGAAAAAGCAGTAGAACTAGCAAAGGGTAAAACCTCAGTATATTGGTGTAATACTAATAATGAAAGCCAAATATTAAAAAATTTAGATCCTGAAGCTGTTGAGATTATAGGAAGTCAATCAATAGATAAGAAAGAACAGATACTAATGGACTTTGCTAACGGTAAAATAAAAAGATTGATTACTAAAGCTAAAATTACTGGTATGGGTTTAAATTGGCAGCACTGTAATCACTGTGTATTTTTTCCTACATGGAGTTATGAGCAGTACTATCAAGCTATTAGAAGATTTTGGAGATTTGGTCAAAAGAATAGCGTTACAGTTGATTTAGTTATATCAGATGGTCAGACTAGAGTTATAGAAACTTTACAACAAAAAACTAAAAAATCAATAGAGTTATATAAAAACTTAGTTAAAAGTGTTAACCATAATTATAATAAAAAAACTAAACAATTTAATAAAAAAGTAAAACTACCTAAATTTATTTAAAATGACAAAAGAGCAAGAAATTACACAAGATTACGCAATTTACAATAGTGATTGTATGGAGGTTATTAAAGAAATGCCTAATGAAAGTATTGACTTATCAGTTTATTCTCCACCATTTGCATCTCTTTACACTTATTCAAGTAGTGAAAGAGATATGAGTAATGTTTCAAGTATTAATGAGTTTTCTATTCAATTTGAATTTTTAGTAAAAGAAATGGCTAGAGTTACTAAAGCTGGACGTATAAATGCTTTACACGTAACAGATATTTGTGATGTTTCAGGTACTTTGGCTGATTTTCCTAATGAAATTATAAAGCTTTATAAAAAACATGGTTTTGAGTTTAAAAACCGTATAACAGTATGGAAAGAACCATTAAAAGTTAGAATTAGAACTATGGTACAAAGTTTAATGCATAAGTATATAATGGAAGATTCTACAAAATGTTTTACAGCTAATCCTGATTATATATTAATTTTTAAAAAGAAAGGAGAAAACAAAGTACCAGTAAATAACCCATGTGGGTTAAATCATTACGCTGGTGAAATACCTATTTTACCTAATATGTTAAGAGCTTATAATAACGCTAATAACACAAAATTAAACGCTGATCAAATGTGGGATCATATGAACTCAATTAATGAAAGTGATAAAGTAACTAAATTAAATCACTACATATGGCAGCGTTACGCTAGTTCTGTTTGGGATGATATTAGAGAAGGTAATTGTTTAGAATTTAAGCAGTCAAAAGAAGATGAGGATGAAAAGCATGTAACACCTACTCAATTAGATGTTATTGATAGATTAATTGAATTATATTCTAATGAAGGTGAAACTGTTTTTACTCCTTTTATGGGCTGTGGTACTGAGGTGTATTGTGCTGTTTCAATGAACAGAAAAGCAATAGGAGTAGAGTTAAAAGATAGTTATTACAAACAGTCTTTAATGAACTTAAAAACAGTTGACAAAAGATTTAACGGTAAAGCAGAACAAAAAACATTATTCTAATGAAAGATATAATAGAAGATAATTATAAAACAATAGTAGATAGAGGGTATATAAAGCCCTCTACTACTTACATAGAGTTTATAGATAAACTAGATGAAGAAGTAAAAGAATTTAAAACAGCTTTAGACTGGTGGACTAGAACAGATAGCTTAGGTTTTAAGCCTATGCACATTTCAATATGTGAAGAGTTAGCAGATGTTATAATGGTATGCTTAAACTTTGCTAAACATAATAATATAGATATTGAGCAGGAAATAAAAAACAAAATTAAAATAAACGAACAAAGAGCAAAAGATGGAAAATAAAAAAATAGTTTTAGAAAGTAATATAATGTTAGCTTTAATGAAAGCAACTATAGAACAGTCGGAGCATTTAAGAGGAGAATTAAAACAAAAGCCTAAACAAGTATTTAATAGGTGGAATAATATGGGTAATTGTTTATTAGATGAATTAGAAAAAAGAAATGTAGTTAATGAAGAATATTTAGATCAATTAACTGATATAATTCACGATGTTTTACATGAAGTAAGAAAAAACAGTATTTAGTTAATTATTAAATTTTATCAAAATGAAATATAAATTTTTTAAAAAAAGAGATTTAAATACAGCAGAAATAATTAAAAGATTTAATTATCAAATAGAAGAAGAAATAATTGATTCAATAGCTAATACAGAATTACAAAAAGAAAAAAAGAAGCTAGATAATAAACTAATAACAGAAAAGGAATTTATAGTATTTAAACAAGAAATTGTTAAAGAAAATTGTAAATCATATTGGGAGAAAAAGCTTTTTATTGAAACATTAAATTTAACTATTGATGATTGGAAAGAAATTAGAGTAGGAGATTATTTTAAAATAAAAGATTCTCTTTCAGGAATAGATCAAAATAAATTTATATTAAGTAGAGTTATGAAATATGTATTATCATGTGAATTAACTATTATTAACGAAAAATAAATAGTTCAAATGAACTTTTTTTAAATTATAAAATTGTAATTTAGCAAAACACTAAAACAAAACACTATGAAAAATTTATTTAAAGCATTAGCAGGATTTCAGCAGGAAGTACCAGCTATTCATCAAGGCACTAAAGGATATGGATATACTTATTCAGATCTTAAAACTATTTTTAAAGTAATCAATCCAATACTAAAAAGGCATGATTTAGGATTTACTCAATTAATAGAAGGAACTAACATTAAAACTATTATTTTCCATACAGAAAGTGGAGAAAGTTTAGAAAGCGTAACAGAAATACCACAAGGAATAACTTTAAAAGGTATGAATACTTATCAAGTTAACGGATCAGGAATAACATACTATAGAAGATATTCTTTATCTAGTGCATTAGGTTTAGTGACAGATGTTGATTCAGATGCAGATGGTACTGAGGTTAAAAAAACAGATAGCGAAATAGCAACAGAATACAATGCTTTAATTAAAACTGCTAAAGCTAATTTAAAAGCTTGTAAAGATATTGATTCACTTGTTACTGCATGGAAAGCACTACAATCTAACCAACAAAGTAATAAAGAAGTAATGGCTTTAAAAGATTCATTAAAAACAAAATTATCTTAATATGATGTATATAGACTACGATTTAAAACAAGGTTCTGAAGAATGGCACGAACTAAAAAACGCTAAAATTGGAGGTACTAGAGCTAAATCTGTACAGGTTAAAAAATCAATTACTGAAGCTGTAATATTTGATGAAGTAATGAGTGAAAGAAACACATTCTTTAATTATGAAGAAGGATTCACATCTGAAGCTATGCAACGTGGAATTGATTTAGAACCTTTAGCTATTGAAGAAGTAAC